TATAAGTTTCAATATTTAATTTATAAGTTTCAATAATTAATTTATTAATTGCACTACATTTATTAATTTTATTTATTAATTGTATAATTTTATTAATATGTTTATCTTTTTCTTTTATTATTTTTTCTTTTATTACTTTTTCTTTTATTATTTTTTCTTTTATTACTTTTTCTTTTATTATTTTAGGTTGTGAATACTTTGCAATAAATTCATTAAATAGATTAATAGTATTTTTATCAACAAGTTCTAAAAACTGCAATGCAGGATTCATTATTTGATTTGTTAGATAGAATAAATAATCTATTTTTAAATTTTGTTCTTTAATAAATTTAGGTGTTTCAATAATATCACCTTGTAATAATTTATCTCCATTTATTGGTTTTGGAACTTTAATAATTGCAAATTCAATACGATCACCCGATTGAGGCGCATTACCAGGATCTCTTTCTGAAATCTTATTTGCCAGATAAACATGAGCTATTTTTCTCCAATCTTTATAAGAGTCTTTCATTTTTAATGTTTTAGATGTTAAAAAATATTTAATATCATAATTACCATCAAACATATCTTGCAAACATTTTCTTGTATAATTAATTGCACTAAGAGGGCTTTTATGATTAATTAAATAATTGATAATGCCACCACATATTTCTTTTACAATAGGTGAATTATCACGACGTTTCAAAACAATTCCCATAAAATCTTGTTTAAATTTATTTGGGTCAAATTCATATTTATTACCCACATAACGTTTCTTAGATAATATTGCAAATGGCCAAAATGTTTTTTCATACTCACAATCATGTGGAAAAGGTAAAATAGTTTTTATTAATTCACCTGCTATTTGTCCAAGTTCCATACTATAATTAAGAGTCCGTTTATCTATAATTGGTTGTCCTCCTGAAAATATATCAATACATTTGATTATTTTTTTATTTATATCAAAATCAATTCTTGGAATTATCCAATAATAACTATAAGGTGAATTATTTTCTATATCACTCATATCTTCAAATCTCATATTAACATTAATAAAATCAATAACTTTATCATAGTGATTTTTTTTATCAAGCATAAAATTTATATTAAATTCTTTAATTAAAAATTCTTCTACTATTTCACTCATTGTTTTTTTTCCATTATTTTTAATATAAAGTTCAATAAAATCTTTTGTATGTATTTTTAATAGATCTTCATTAAAATCAATATTCATACTCTGATCACTTAATAAGTTAGTAATAAATAATTCACATAATTTATGAATATCTAATGTTTTATTTTTATTAATATATTCAGTAATATAATGTATAATAATATTTGAATTTTCAATTGGTGTATTTATTACTTTTAATAGAAAAATATTAATTATATTTATTAATTCTTTTCGATCACCGCTTAATACCCATTTTTCTTTGATTGTTTTTTCTAATAAATTTTTACATGCCTTAAATATTATTTTTTGATCAACTTTAATTTCATGTGCATATGGATAACAATTACTATTATCACTATTAAATTTTTCACTAAAATCATATATTATTTTATCTGTTGGTGTAATATATGTATTATTAAATATAACATTAATATCTTCTAATAATGGTGTTAATAAATAACTTTTCCTATTATCATCTAAATTTTCTGCATAAATACGATATTTATTTAATAAGTATTCCGCCCATAAAGTTAATTTAATATTAAACATATTAATTTGATTTTTTTCAACTAACTCTGTTAATGTCCATAACCATGGAATATAATTTTCATCCATATATTCTTTTATAAATTGTTTCATCCTATCTTCTATAGGCAATAAAATTTTACTGGTTATTTTAGGCTTACACATAGGTGATTCTGGTAAACACAAATCAATAATTTTATCATCAGAATAATATGTATCAAAAATAGTATTAAATAATTCTTTTTCTTTAATATATGGTTCTATTAATGTTTTTGCAAAAGTAATAATTTTTTTCCATAATACTAATGAAGTTTTTTTATCAACCAATGATATATTTTCTCTAAAACGATAACAACAAAAAATAGAATCTGTGTCTCCATATCTAATAACAGGTTGAAATATTAAATTATTAATATTAGGCATATCACTTTTACAAATTAATTTTTTTATTCTATCTATAGTTTTTTGATTACAATCTTTTATTTCTAATTCATGTAAATAATTAAGTTTATCTAATTCATTATTATCATAAAAATATTTTAATCCATTTATTATCCATGGTAATTTTTCCTCACTGTATTTTTTTGCTAAAAGTAATCTTTCACGTCCAGTAGATGTAATACATGCTGCAATATCGCGATTACATATAGGACTAGTTGATGCACCTAATTGTCCATATAATGAATTCGCAGTAACTTTAACTGCCAATTGCTTTGCATCTAAAATTTTATATTTAAATGGATCTTTTTCATTATTCATACTTTTTTTAATAACTTTTCTTGTTTTTAGTAAATTATCAAGAATAGTTGGTATAACTCCTAATTTATTATCAACTTGTGCAAATCGTCTATATTGTATAGAACCATCTGAATCCTTAAAATTTGCATCATAATATTTAACACCTGGTATATTATCATAATCTGGGTCTTCCACCTTTGTTTCATGACTCATATTTTTTTCAATATCAGCAGAAGGATATAATGATGCATAATCATTTACTGCAACTGCTTCATACTCAACTTGAGGTACTGGATCAAACACAATAGCACCTTCAAAACTATTTAATTCACTTTCTATTTCTTCTCTTTTCTTAGAACTACATTTAGGACATTCCCAATTATTAATATATTCATTAGTACATTTTAAACATTTGTATAATTTATCTATTTTAATTACAGGAAATGCATATTTATGTTTTCTGAATTCTTTTAATGTTAGTGAAAATAATTTAATTCCTTGACCTCTAATAAATAAGTATGATAATGGTACACAACATACATTAGCCATCTCTATATTTTTTGTAACTATTTCTAATTTATTAACTAAAAGATTCACTAAATTACAATCTTTTATACAATACTTTGCCACAATTGCTCTATCTTGCGATGTGCCTTTTTGTAATCTAAAAATATCTTTTGGTCCAATATCATCTTTTGCTTGAGACCAATTAATAGTTCCTGTTGTTTTATTATTATCTAAGTTTTCAATTAATTCATTATTACCTTTAATAATAATTTTTTTATTTATACTATCTACAGAAACTACAACATATTTTTCACCAATTTCATCTGATATGAAACCCTTAATTATTTCTATATGTATATAATCATCTGGATATAAATCAGATACATCCTTACACGTTAGTTCAACTTGGTTATCATCTAATAATTTATATGATATTACATGACCACTAATAAATTTGGATGCAACAAAATCTAATTTATAACAAGACAAATTAAATGTCTTTTGAACTTCTTTCATTAAATCTATATGAATCCGTCCCGGTGTTTCCCAAAAACGTAATAAATTTTCACCTAATGCAGAAGATGATAATTTCATTTCTTTAAAATTACAACTATGATTTTTTAATTTAGACATGTATGACATATCTATATCTATCTGTAAAATATGTTTACATCTATCATACATGTATTTTTCATCAAAAAAGAATATATTATAACCAGTTATTATATCACAATCATTATTATTGATTTCTTCTAAAAAATTTAATAATAAATCTCGTTCTGAATCACAAGATTCAACAATTACATTATTAACTTTTGTAGTTTCATTTAAACATGCTATATATTGTCTATAGGGTGTTGAAGTTCCAATATAATTATATGTTGCACCAATTTGTATAATTTGATCACCTGGACGTTTAGCTTGAGGAAACTCACCATCAATTGATGTGCATTCAATATCAAATGAACAAATTTTAAATGGTGCATTACAATCTTTTGTTATTGGAATAACATTTCGCCAATCTACAATGATTTCTATATCACATCTTGATTCTTTCTCTTCTTCATCTGTAATACTTATATATTTATTAACTTCAACCCATGCACAACCAGTAATATCTCTAATATGAAAACATCTAAACATTGACGGTAAGTTAGCTTCATATAATTTAAATTTAATTGGTTTTAATAATTCAAAAATAGTTGTTATATTTATTTCATTATTTTCTAAATAATATTTATATTTTTTCATTCCTTCAGCACTATTAAAAACTAATCTTACAAACCAAAATTCTGTGCCATTTGTAAAACCTTCAGCGCGTTTCATTTTAATTAATTGCGCTTCTTTTAATGTTGTCTTAAATTTATAATTAATTTTAACAGATTTATTACTTTTTAAAAATACTTCCATTTTTTTAACAATAATTTCTAAATCCTTTCTAGATTTTGATTGTAATTTTTGAGGTAATAAAATATAAAAGTATGGTGTATAATTAATAATTTTTGCATAAACAGATTTACCATCTATACATCTACCAAAACTATGAATAATAAATTCACCAGGTAAATCTTCTTCACAATCACTTTCTACAGTATTATCTGTATGGCCTTCTAACCAGTCATATAATTGAAATTCTATTTTATCCATTTATTATTAATAATAATATTAATATAAAATTATTCTTTATCAATTTTTATCTAATATAAACTAATATGGCTGGAGGTATATTTCCGAATTATTTATTTGAATTAAATCCTAATTTAGAATGGATACTTATTATTTTATTTCATCTAGTTATTCTAGCACCTTTATTTTTGTATGTAGGTATATATAAACAATTTAACATAGATAATTCTAATGATAATTCAATTAATAATATATTATTAATTGCTGTTTTTGCATTTGCTATTTTATATCATGGAGTTAAAATTATTGAAAGGATTAATATAATTTCAATAACACATATTATTGTTGGAATTATAGGAATATATTATTCTGCACAAACAGAAAAACCAAAAGGGTTTTATAATTTACTAAGTGCTATAGGTGTTTATGCAGGTTTAAAACATGGATATTATTTAATACAAACATTCAATTAAAAATATGAAAAGTCATTTCCATCATATGGATCAATATAAAAAATAAAATTATTTTTTTGATAGCAATGTTCACATATCTTTTGCACTCTTTACAATCTTCGAAAATGTGATACTTTCTTTTGCTCGCTTTGTGTGACAGAAGGAACATGAGAGGGCCGTGCATCTCATCAGTGCAAGTTTCTTGTCCTCATCGCATGTGTAAATACTGCAATTGGCGAAGCATTGAATATCACGTGCATCACATGTATTCAACAATTTTCGCAAATGCGTATCAGCACACTCTTGACAGTGCTCAGAGTGGCACTGTTGAAGAGCACGGCTCAATTCTTCAATAAGGATGAGGCGTGCACCCGTGCAATGCATGCTTCCTTGCTGATCAAGTCTATCTATCAGCGGAATTATTTTTCCCCAATAAACAGCCGAGCCTTTGGTCAAGTCGGAGTAAGGGTCATCCACAACACGAAACTCTGTTAAGCACTGGCGCAACAAACAGATCATTCTTATATATATAAATATCATGAAATCACTAAACAGTTAATATTTCAATTTTTTGTATTCAATTAAAAATATGAAAAGTCATTTCCATCATATGGATCAATATTATAATTGTTTTCCATTGGCTGATCTGTAAAATGTCTAAATGTATCTTTAAATTCTGATTGTGATTTTGGTGCAGCAACTATTGTTGTTAAATCATTTGTAATATTATCAGTATTTGTTTGTGTTTTAATAGCCAAATCTTGTTCAAAGTCAGTATTTTCTTTCATTAATGTTTTACCATAAATATGTTCTCTAATTTGTTCTCTTAATTTTTTCTGAATTATTTTATGTTTGCGTGCTTTATTTATTGATATTGGAATTAAATTTTTATTCAAAATGTCAGTAAGTGATATTTTACCTGAAAAATTAATAGCTATTAAATTTGCTATAGCTAATGCACTAATTTCATCTTTGCTAGGAATTATTAATTCTCCTGATTGAGGGTCAAAACCTAAATTGGGAATCACTTGCAGCCATGTTGTATAATCATTTAATGATGGGATATTTATTTTTAAATAAAAATGATAAGGATAATCTGCATCTTTAGTTTTAATAATCTTTGACCATGGATTAAGCATTTTATGTTCTTGTTCAAAATCATCGTCTTCTAATATATCAGAAGAAAAACGCACTGATTTTTTTTTAGATTCATTATCTGAAAAATTTTCAGAATTATTAAATTTTTCAGAATTATTAAATAAATTTAGCTTATTAATAGAAGGATTAATTATATTTGTTCGAGGTTTAAGTATATCTGCTATATTAAGTGGTCTTACATTAGTTTCTACCGAATTTATTAAACTATAAGATTTAGATTTTGGTAAATTAACAGGTGTAATAACCGTCTCTTCTGGTGCATCTTCTATTACAATAGAATTATCTGTAATATAGTGATATATTACAAATAATATAATACTTATATAAAATAATTTTAACATCTTTATTGAAATATCATAGAAAATAAAATAATTAAATTATATTTAATATATCTAATAATTTATATTTTTTTGAAAATATAATATCTATATAAATCATTCCAAATTTTACTTTCTTTATCAGGACCTTTTAATTCACCATAAAATTCTGCAAGTTTTTTATAAAATTTTTTATTTTTAGGATTTTCTTCATGATCAATGACTGTTTCAAACCAATCTTTATTTGTAGTATATAAATTAGCAAATAAATCAGTATCAACTAACATACAACCTGCAGATAACATTGTATTTGTTAAAAGTTCTGGTGTTACAAGATATTCTGTAAGATATGTATCTGCTTGGCAAATCCAACTCATAAATACATCTATTGCCATACCCGCTTGTGATTTTAAATTACCTTCAAATTTTTTAATTATTTCAAAGAACTTACTTCTTTGTCCATTTTCATCAGTATACCATGATGTATATGTTCCATTTTTATCATTTAATAATTTCATTACTTGATTTGGATCAAATAATGTACAAATAACATATCCATCTTGTTTAAGATATGTATTAATTGTAGATATTAAATTATTAACTGATTCTGTTTGGTCAAACACATAATGAATTGCAAATTGTGAACTAATTATATCAAATTTACGATCTTTAGTAAAATATTTTTCAATTAATTTTTTATTTTCAGGTGTCATATTTTGTATTTTTTTATCTTGTGCTTCTACCGTTAGAGGCACTGAACCATCCGCTTGTATAAATACCATCTTTGTAAAATCTGGCATTTTACTTAAATTACTTTTATATCTCACTGTTGCTGAATCAATTGAACCAAATAATCCTTCATACATAGGGTCTGTTGCAATACATTCACTAACTCTCGCGTGATACATTTTCATAATATCGCCACCTCGGCCACATCCAATATCTAATACTGTTTTCTTTTTTACATTACCGTTTTTATTTTCTTTTCCTGGTGCACAATATGAATATATTATAATTGATTTAATCCAATTATGATACTCACGGAATATTTTACCTAAATTTGTAATTTTTTGATAATAAATATCTTGTCCGCGTTCTGATGATATTACTTTACTATCTATTCTTAAAGATAATAATTTTTGTTGGGCATTATATGTATCTGGATGAGCTAATTTTTTTATTTCACTTATTGTAACAGCTTCGCGCATAGATTTCCAAACTTGTATAGCAACATCTTTATAATTACCATAACGTTTCTTTTCACGTAATACAATTTCTGTTTTATCCCAACGAGTTCTTAATATTTTCCATCTATATTGATGCGGTATAGTTGCATCATTTACATAAATAACTTCTACTACTGTTCCATCATTTACAAGATTTCCTTCAATATCTCTTACTTCATTTCTTTCTAATAAAAAGAATGCTTCATGATTGTTTGCTTCTTTCATAAATGGAACTGGTATTTCTTTATTACCAATCACATCATATACAAAAAAATTAGCAACTCTAAAAATTTTACTTATTGTATCATTTGCTTTATTAACTGAATTATCATATATTTCTAAATAAGCGCCTGATTCTACATTTCGTTGAAATGTTAAATATACATCAATAGAATTTGTTGTTGGAGGTTTATATTTATACTCTGGATATTTATGTTCTCTTTTATCTCTACTATATTTTTGGTCAACACCTGTATAAATTATACCATCTATAGAATATGGACATGCTATTTTTTGATTAGATGTACATCCAGACCAAATTATATTACTATATAAATAGACTTCTGAATTACTACCACCAGTAGGAAATAAAAATAATTTAGAATGAAATATAATATCATTTATTTTTGCACTATTAATTAATTTATTTAAATTTATATAAAATTTTTCCATTTCATTTTCATAATGTTTTTCTTGTTTATCAATATCAAATATTCCTTCATATGTTTTAATTTCATATGATTTTATATTTAATTTATTAACAAAATCATTTATATTATCTAATCTATTTTTTAATATATTCTCATTTCGTATATCCTTACCTTTATAAAATAGACAATCAAACATTAAAAACAAATACACATTTTGTGGATGAATATGAAGTAATTCACCTTCAATAATTGTCATATTCATATCTTTTATAGTATATTTTGTTTTACGAACAGTTAAATTATTAGATATCATATAAATTATATTATTTAATACAAATAATTGAAATTTTTCTCCATCTGTCTTATCTGTAACACTATACTTATTTGGTATTTTATCAACAATATGTTGTACTTCTGCAGTTATAGGTTGCATTGAATACAAATTAATTGCAGCATCTATTTCTGAATTAAATACTAATTTTTTATAATTTTTAATAACTTTTTCAGTTTCTTCTTTTGATATAATCTCACTTGAATTTTCTAATACTTGTTTTATAATTATAATTTCATTATTTATTTCAGTTAATAATGCATCGGATGGTTTTAATTTACCTGGGATAAATTCTAATTCAACTTCAAATTGTTTTGTAGCATCTTGTAATTTATCTGGACTTGTAGCACCTTTAATAATTGTTAAATCTAATCTAATTGAACCATTTTTAGTATCATCTCTAATTAATAAACTGATACGCTGTTTATATCTAAAAAATATTTTATCTGCATCTGAATATTGTAAATTTGCTAATTGGTCTAGTTTTTTATTATCAATAGGTTCTTCAAAACTTAAACGGAAACGTAAATCATATTGTTCTAAATCATACACATTTTTAGTATCTTTGATTTTATTTATAAATTCAAAACCTTCCGATTTACCAAATTGTGTCACTAAAATAGACATTATAACATGATTTTTCCTCTGATGAACTAGATTAAGAATATTATTTATTCTATCAATACCATTTATTGATACACGATAAACATTATTATTTAAATAATTATATGAAATATCTAATGTTGTTTCATATGTTATTTTTAATTTATTAGTATCTGCACGATATTTTGTAAAATGTAATAAATTCATAAATTTAACTATTGATAATTTATTATCTAATTTAAAATTATTAAACATAACTTCAAATTCGCTATTTTCATTAGTGGCAACTTGCTCAAATAATTTACGGATAGGAGTTATTGCGTTTATAGATAACATTATGTATTGATAGATAATAATTGCTTAAATGAAATTAATTTATTTTCACTTTTTTTTGATAAATTAAATTATTTTAATTATATGTAATTGTTATAAAAATAATTAGTTTAATTAAAAACAAATATATTTACTTAAATAATGTTATCAATACTGACAAATAATAATCATTTATATAATTATTATGAATTATTTGAAATAATAAATACTTCATCAACAAAACAAATTATTAAAGCTTATCAAAATAAAATAATGAATTATAATAATGAAAATTTATCACAAATAGAAATAAATGAAATTAAAATATTAAAAATGGGTCTTTATATTTTAATTACCCCAGATTTAAGAATTATATACGACTATTTATTAAATGATCAATTAAAATGTAATCAAGAAAATAATGAAAAAATATCTATTTCTCCAGCTAAATTAGAAGATGCGCAAGGTGTTTCCAGTTTTAAAACAGAATATATAGAAGGAAATTCATTAGATGCATTATTTAATATTGATAATACTTGGAAAGATAAAATTACTATTAATACTTCTAATGATAATGATAAAGAATCAGGCTACAAAAAAACACAAAATAAAACTGATATAATTACTAATAGAATTTTTTCAATGGCAGAATTTAATAAAAAACCAGACTTCCCATCTGATTTTGAAACAGAACTGAGAAAACCTTTACAAGGCCGTGTTGAAAAAAAACAATTATAAAAACAATTATAAAATAAAAAAATATTTTAATAAATATTTTTTTTAATTAAAAAATCATTATAATTTAAGATTTAGATACTTGTGGCTTAACATATGGTTTAGTCTTCTTGTTATTATATCTAAAAAATGTTCCAGAATAACTACCAACAGTAAAATCCTTCAGATTATTATCTTTATTCAATAGCATATTCATTCCTTCCATAGTATCAATTGTGCAATCACCACAACCAATATACTTGTTATCTTTCTTATAAAGCTTACAATACAATACATTTGCACCTGTTTTATCATTAATAAAATTAATTAATTCTTGTTTTGCTGTATTATAATCAGTTGTATCTTTTAATCCATTTAATGTAAAAAACACACGATAATAACTAAATTTAATATTATATTTCTTTGAATCCTCTGATAAAGTTGTATATGCTTTAGTTGCATTTTCAATAGTATCAAATGTTAGAAAATATGAATTATATGTTTTTGTTTCCGCGCAAGAAACAAGTCCTGGCAACTTGTTAAATGTATTTTGTTGATCAACTGTATTTGATACTAGTTTCACTAGAATTGTTTTTCCTGGTTTGTTTACGTTTTCAGAATTCATTTTTGACATGTGTGTGGTCATTTATTATTAATGTTATTATTTCCTTAAGTAACTTTATATTACCTATTATTTAAGGAAAAATTGAAATAAATATGTTTTATTATAATATATACATATTGTTATTCTACAAATGAGACAACCTCTCAAACGAAGCGAAACACGTGTAACACCCCCTGACTTGCGTAAAGATATAATTCGTAAATGGAACCAATCGACAAGACGTGCTGCATCATTATCGCCAAGCGCAAAGAGAAGTAATACCTCTACAGAATATGATAAGCTAGGTTCTTCGCCGGTGCGACTTAATAATGAATGCTCGGTGAGATATTTAACTAGTTCATCCTATAGAGATTATATTAATAAATTAAATAGGCCTATATATTTAGATTTTTCAAGCTGTGATAATTTAGAAGAATATATTCATTATTCAAAATATATAGTATCAATAAATTTATCTAATACTAAATTTAAATGGATTCCTGATAATATGCAAAGCGTAAAATTTTTATATTTAGATAATTGCCAAAATATTAGTAATATTGAAAATATTAGAAAAATGGAGTCATTAATTAAATTAGATTTATCAAGATGTTGGCAAATTAAAGATATTAGTCCTGCTAAGCATGTCTCAGTATTAAATGTAGCTTTCTGCCAACACATAACAGATTTTAGCATGCTGGGTAATGTAGCTCACTTAAATTTAACATGCACTAAAATTAACGACCTAAGCGCATTAAGAAATGTTAGGAAACTAATTTTAACAGGCTGTCAATATATAACAGCAGATAGCCTTATTGGATTAAAATGTACATATTTAGATATATCACAATGTTATAATATTAAAAGTATTCCACAATTAACAGATATTACACATATAATATTAAAGGGAATATCAATTACAAATCTAGAAGGTTTAGAATCATGCAATACAGTTAATGTTGAAGATTGTACTCTCATAAAAGATTTTACACCAGTATATAATGTGCAGCATTTAAACATATCAAGATGCTGGCAAATTACAGATATTAGCCCATTTAAAAATACAACATTAAAAACTGACTATCGCTTTAATGGATGCGAGTTTAAAAATGTCATGTAGTTATAAACTTATTAAATAATTAATAAATTATCATTTAAAACATAATAACATTATTATTTTTAATGGATAATAAAATTCAGTGCAGAAAATGTGGAGGTCCCCATTTAACAATTAAATGTGGGAAAGAAAATAATTCTTTTAATAATCAACTAGATAAGGATATAGTTAGTGATATTAAATTATCTAATTGGCAAATACCTAAAAAGACATATAATAATACAAATAAATATAATAAACAAACTTTTCATACAGTATATCGTGTTAAATTATCAGAACTACCAAATGATATAACATTTGAAGAAATGTCTAATTTAATGAATGATTGGGGAAATATTGTTAAAAATAAACTAGTTTCAACCGGTGATACTATAACCGCATATATTGATTTTGGCTACAAAGAACAAGCTGAATATTTTATATCTGCTATAGATAAAACTCCTTTTGATTATAGAATATTAAGTGCATGTTTAGTAAATACATAAAAAATATTAATTTAATCCTACATAATAAGAAGCTAATAATGGTATTGCGATGGGTTCTATTCCCTTACCTTTTTTAGATGTACAAGTAGCATTTTTTAATTTTTTCAAAATTTTTTTTTGATTTGTATATTGTTCTACAAACCTTGCTTTATCAAATGGTTTATTTAAATTATTGATTTTATTATAAATAATATATACTAAAATCAAACTAATTATTATAACCCAAATATTATTAAATAATTCAAGCATTATTATTAGTTATATAAAAATTATATTACATAATTTTTATATTATAATCATTATATAATAAACAAATTTCATATATTGGATATACTCATCACACCCTTTTATTAAATTTTGATCTACTTCCGCTAATTTACATAATATATTTGCTTTTTTAGAACTTTCTATATCACTATTAATTATATAATTATGAAAACATAATATTTGATTAACTATTGAATATCCATCTAAGAAAAAAGAATTAATTAATAAATCAACATTATGCGTATCTTTTATAAATACATATTCCATTAATTTATTAAAATTTTTAGATGGAATAACACCTGATATTTCATCTAATGATTCTTCATTTATTTTATCACTATATGAATTAAAACATTTTTGTAAAAAATTAATAGCTTTCCTTAAATCGCCTCTACAAATTGTAATTATTTTATTTAATATTTTATCTGAACACTTAAATTGCTCACAATTACTAATATATTTTAATTTAATAATAATATCAGATTGATTCATTGGTTTAAAACGACATAATGCACATCTTGATATAATTGGTTCAATTATTTTATTATGATAATTACAAATAATACAAAATCTAGTTATTTTTGAATATTGTTCCATAATTCGCCTTAATGCAAATTGCGAATCTGCGGTCATCGTGTCTGCTTCATCTAAAATAATTATTTTCCACGATGGTGCATTTTTAATATACTTAACTGCTTGTTTAGCATATACTTTAATCTTTTCTCGTATAACATTTATTCCTCTCTCATCTGATGCATTAAATTCTATTAATCTATCTTTATAATTTTCAATTCCAAATATTTCTTTGGCTAGTGCTAATATAGTAGATGTTTTCCCGCAACCAGATGGGCCAAAGAATAATAAATGAGGTATATTTTTACATATTAGTGCAGTTTTTAATATATTAATAACATTTTTCTGTGCACTAATTTCATTTAATGTTTTTGGTCTATATTTTTCAACCCACAATGTATCATGGTTATTCATAATTAAATCTAACAGTTAAAATATCCTTAAATAAGTTTATTATAATTAATATAATAATTATCTAATGTAAATAATAATTTATATAATTATTATCTAGTGTAAAATAATTAAATGACAGAATTATGGTATAAAAATCCAAAAGTATTATTTGATAATTTAGATCAATTCTATCCATCTAATACATATACAAATATTCAAAAAAATAATGCAATGATAAGATTTGCTATATATTGTTTTATAATATTATTACTATCTAATCAAAATACAAAATTATTAGCAATACCATTGGTAATTATAATATTCACTTATTTTTTAGGCGAAGCAGATGATTTAGAAACTTTAATTAATACAACTACTAAAAAACCATGTTCCGAACCAACTGTTGATAATCCATTTATGAATTATACAATTGGTGATTTAATAACAAATCCTAATAAATTAAAAGCTTGTGATTATGATAGTTCAAAACAATTAATGAAAAAATCATTTAATACACATTTACACACTGATTTATCTGATATATGGGGTAAATTTATTAATGATAGAAATTATTATACAATGCCTAATACAGAAATAGTAAATGACCAAATGGGATTTGCTAAATGGTGTTATGGTAATAGCGGTAATTGTAAAACATATGGAACAAATTGTCTAAAACATAGAGATCCTGAATATCATAAAGGTAGGTATGAAACATTATCTTTTTCTTCTAAAGAAAAAGATAATATTACTTCACTCGGTTTTACCGAGTGATGAAACAACTATCTCAGAATGAGATAGTTCTTACCTTAGAATGCATTGCATTCTAATGAAACCTTATCTTTTTCTTCTAAAGAAAAAGATAATATTACTTCACTTGGTTTTACCAAGTGATGAAACAACTATCTCCGAATGAGATAGTTCTTACCTTGGAATGTTTTACATTCTAATAAAACCTTATCTAAACTTATATTATACTGTAAATCTGAATAATAAAATAATTTAAAAAATAATTATATTTTATACAATAATGAGTAATTATGCAACTTTTGATTTAAATGATAATACACCAACTAGTCTCACAATTGATAATACGACAACCAATCACATAAATGATAATTTTTATTATACAAATAAAAACATAGGAGCTGGTAGAGGTTTTGGAAATTTAGAAGTATCAAATGAGATAAGATATGGTGATGCATCTAGAGCTAATACAAAAGAATATAAAGAAGAAAAAGAAAGTAAACAAATATTTGAATATCAATTTCAATATTTAGATAAAAATTTTCAAGATCCAGAACATATAGTAATGCCAATACCTAGAGGCGGTGAAATAACTAGAAAACAAAATCAATTAGTTATAAATACAATGAGACAAAATACAACAAGTTTTGATGACATAAATAAAACAATAAAATTTAATTATAATTAAACGTTTAAATTTATTAAAATAAATATAATATAGTAAAAAATGGAAATTGATTTAAATAATAAAAAAGTTTTAAAATGTTTAAAATCATATCTTGTAGCAAAAAAATATTATAATAATGATTCTGAAAAATCATATGAATATTTTAAACAATGTATAAGTATTTTAAATAATTTAAAAAATAATAATGCAACATTTGCAACTAATTTAGCAGATATAATTGAAGAAACAGAAACGGAATGTAGTAAGTATATAACTAACACAATTACAACAATTATTGATAAACCACAATTAAAATACAATAATTCTGATAATGTATTATTTACATTAATAGAATCAGGTGATATTGAAAAAATAAAAAAATATAAATATGGTGATATTGATTTTACTATTGTAAATGAATACGGATTAACACCTACGCATTATGCTATAAAATGTGGTGATATTACTTGTTTAAAATTATTATTTAAATTAGGAGGTAAAATAGACCAAACAAATAAAAATGGACATACATTATTAGAATATGCATGTTTAGAAAAAGATCCAAATATGATTAATTTTTTAATGGAATATGGTGCAAATATGGAGAAACATTTATTATTCAGAGAAGGAAAAGAATATTTTAATAAAACAGACCAAATTGATTATGCATTATTATTAAAAATTATTTTAAATTCAACTAATATAACAATAGATTTAACTAATTATAAAATTAAATATTTAGATTTTATTTTTAAATATATTGATCCAAAAACAAGTATTGATATTAATTACAATAATTATGAAAATAATATATTAACAATAATTGATATTACATTTTTTGAGTTTATTACAAAATTAGATATAATGATAGATGGATTTGATAAAGATATTAGAGATACATATATTAGTATTATTAAAGAAGAATTTTCTTATGAGTTAATTTATAAATTAGGATGTCCTGATAATAAAATGGATATATTATTATATAATTTAATACCATTTATTAATACACAGTTTGATTTAAAATTAAATTGGTTAATTAGTTTAGAAATAAAATATCTTATTATAAAAATTATAAAACATAAAAATAAAATAAATATAACTACTCTTAAAAAAGAATTATTTAATTTATTAAATGAGATATATGTTAAAACTAATTTAATATCACCTGGAATGATATATACACTAGTTATACAATGGATTTGTAAAATAAATGTTTAGTTATAATATTAAATTTATTTTTTCTAATATTATATATATATATTACATGAGTTCTAATCGTTTAATTTATGATACATGTGCTTATGCAACAGATGTAAAAGAAAGTGTTGGACCACTAGAATATAATTTATTTAAAGGTAAATATGAACAGTGTACGCAATGCAAAGTTGGTGATTTTACTAATAATGTTGCATTTGAATCTCGCGCAGATGTTGAAAATGAATTATTTGGTTTAACTAGACCAAATACACTTTGTCCCTCTCTTAAATATAATCCATTAGTGCCATTTAAAACACCAAACTTTTCTCCACCTACTATGTGTGCAAATATTTATTATATTACTCCTAATAATTTAGAAAAACCAAAAACAAACATGTTAAATGAAAATAATTTAGGAATTAATTTTTGCAATGTAGTTCCTAAATCTGAAAGTGAGAAATAAATTTTATTTTTTTATATTTTTTTATTCTATTTAAAAAAATATAAAAATCTTATCTTATTATATATAAATGTCTTTTAATAGAGTACTATATGACACATCTGCATATGACTTACAAATGAATAGAAGTATCGCACCTGGTGATTATAGATTATTTCCTTACACTGGCGAAAATTGTGCTCAATGTTTTTCAGAGTTTGGCCCAGTCGGTTCAAAATCAGATGTATCGCTAGTTAAAAAACCAAATGAATTACAATTCACAGAAATGGCAGATATTGAATCAAAATTATCATGGAGAAATAATAAACTTGGAAAAAATAATACTAATATAAATCCATTATTAGATGCAAAACTTCATCACAAACAATCGTGTTCAGCACAATTAACAACAGAAGATACACGTTTTACACATCCATTAACTAATTATCGCGGTATGAGTGTTACTGAACTAATGCTTGAGCCGTATTTACATGTAAATCCACAATGTTATATTCAAGAAATAAGCGACCGACAAGGTTTAAACTCAAGACTTTATTCAAAAGATTTATATAAATCACCTCCTCATAGACTTTGGGAATCAGGAGGAAAGGTGCCATCACCTTTCTTAACTGATAGATTTAAATAATTCTTAGTTAAACTTATAGATTTGCATAAGTAAAAATAAAATGTATATAATAATAATATGTCCAGTATTTTAGCAAATAATTCAATTTATAATTCAAATATTAGCGGTGCAATGAATTTTATAGAACGCAAACAAGCCATGGAAAATTCAACATATGGTTTTGTAAATCAATTTGATGATTTAAGATTTGATAATATATCAACACCAAGTAGTATTAATGAGTCGCATACAACCATTACAGGATTAAATACATCATTACAGCGCAATTTAGATTTTCATAATAATTATTCAGAATTTCAAAATAGTGACATGCATTTTGATGTTGTTAGTAAAGATCAATTTGTTCATAATAATATGACACCTCATACATCACATCGAGATTTTGATATTAATGCTAATAGAACTATTCGAAAATTAGAAAATTTTACAGGTGCATTTGAGTATTATAAACCAAAGAAAGAAGCACCACATTTATTTGACCCAATGAAAGACATGTCATTTGTTAATGGTATGCCTGCTATTACTGGAGCTCTTACTAATAGATATCTACCCTCAAACAAAAATAATAATGGTAATTTACCTTTTGAAACAAATGTTAAAGTTATTCCTGGAGTTGATAAACAAAATCAATTAGGTTCACATTCTGTATATCGTATATTACCTAAAAATGTTGATCATTTAAGAAGTGATATTAATCAAAAAATAACTTATGGAAATAAACCATTAGAAACAGTAAAAAAAGGTGAGTTTAGAGGACCTAATCCATATATAACAAAATATAAAATGCCAGATTTTAGAGAAATGAAAGTAACAGATTTTGTTTCATCAAGAGCTAATATTGAAGCACCTGCACAAACAGGCGCATATACAAATGTTGATACAATGAGAAATGAAAAAGAACATTATATATTAAAACCAGCTGTTAGTACAAATAGAGGAAAAAGAGCTAGTAAAGATACTACAAATTTCACACCAGCAAAAAAAGAAAATTATCTTAATGATAATGCTCGTTCAGTATCAACCAATTCTAAACAAGTAGTAATGACTAATGCTACATCTTATTCTAATTATGATAATCAAAGAACTACAACTAATAGTAATTATATTGCTCATGCTAAAAATATTGAATCAAACAGTTATGTTATTGATTATAAAGATATTCCATTAACAACAGTCCGTCAATTAATGATTCATAATGATAATATATTAGGCGCAAGAACAGACCAAACAACATATGTATTTTCAAATGATATGATTTTACCTGTTACAAATAGGCAAATTAATAATACAACTGATATATTAGGGCCTAGTAATTATGTTAAAATGGGTGCAACTTATAATAATGACCCTGCTAAAACAACACAAAGACCATTTACTAATTATTATGATACATCTAATATATCAACAGAAATCAAACATGGAATGTTATATAATAATGATGTTGCTAAAATAACCCAAAGGCCATCTACTAATTATAGTGATGCAGCAAATATATCTAATGATATTAAAAATGGTATGGTATATAATAATGATGTTGCTAAAATTACCCAAAGACCATCTACTAATTATAGTGAAGCAGCAAACATATCAAATGATATTAAAAATGGTATGGTATATAATGATGATATTGCAAAACCAACTATTAAACAAACCACATTAATTTCTACATATTCTGCGATGGTTACCAATCCTATTACACAAAGTTATTCACGCGATGTAAAAGATATTGCTAAAATAACACAACGTGAAGGGATGGATAATACCCAATATGTAGGACATTTAAGTTCACTTGTAGATAATACATATGTTAGAGATTATACAGATATTGCAAAAACAACTACAAGACAACAAACAGAAAATACACAATATATTGGTAATATTAATTCACAAGATAATGAAAAAACATATGTTAAAGATTATAATGATATTGCAAAAACAACTACAAGACAGCAAACAGAAAATACACAATATATTGGGCATCTTAATTCACTTATTAATGAAAGCACCTATAGTAAAGATTATAATGATACTGCCAAACCAACTATTAGACAAACAACCCTTGTGCCAACACCAGGTGGGCGTGTATCTAATATTAGCGCAGGTAATTATACTAATATAACAGATGATATGAAGAAAACTATTAAAGAAACCACATTATTAAAAGATTATAAAGGTGTTGCACATGGTGAAATTGAACAAAAAATATCACATGAAGCAGCAAGTAATATGAGTTGTGATGATAGACGTGAAATCTCAACATATAATCGCCCGGCAAATGGTAAAAGTGATGATTACGGCCCTTATATTAATGAAGCAACCGTTCAATTAAATGAACCAATATTATATAGTCATTTCCCAAATCCACTTAAAAATTTAGATTATAGTGTAATGCCTAGCACTGTAATTAATAAAAGTAAACCTGTTATTGAATCATCATCATATTATATTAATCCTAATTTTATAAATACATTAAAAAATAATCCATTAGTTAATGATATGTTTCATCAGAAAAATATATAAATTAATTCAAAAATAAAAATTTATTTTCATGGTGTGATCGATAATGCGCCACTATCTCGTATAGTGACCATTCAACGTCCACAGCGTATAAAGCTTCTCTCTCTCGTTGTATCTACAGGCGAAGAGGTACTGTCGTAATTCCGGGAGATCCGACACGTATACTGGCTCCTCAACCAAGATCTCTGATGCAAATACCAGATCGGGTGACTTGTGGATCTTCAGAGGGTCAATCTGGCGTGAAAAGTATGTTGAATAAAACCCCTGTGCGGGAGCATACGTTAGAGCTAGTCCGACTTGACCATTCTTTGTCATGACTGGGATTTTCACTTCGTCGAGTCCCTTGTTCACCTTTCCTTCGCGGAAGGGTTTTTGCCATGAGGCATTCAGAAGTCCTTTGGCAGGCTGAGTGTGTTGGTTACTCGCACTCATTGAATGTTACATATGATATTTATAAAAGCACTAGTAAATACTTTTTTTATCAATTTTTTTATATTGATAATAATAGTATATTTATAACTTGTTAATGTATAAATTATCTAAATCAACAATTTATAACTCGTTAATGTATAAATTATCTAAATCAACAATTTATAACTCATTAATGTATAAATTATCTAAATCAAAAATTTATAACTCATTAATGTATAAATTATCTAAATCAAAAATTTATAACTCATTAATGTATAAATTATCTAAATCAAAAATTTATAACTCATTAATGTATAAATTATATAAATCTAATACATTATCATCTTTCTTTATAATTTCATCTGTATGAGTTAATAAAATATTATTCATATATTCATAAGATGAAATTATATGTGATCTAGATCTAGCACCTGTAATTATAATATTACCTTTCTGAAAAACAAATATACTGACTTCTTTAAATTCACTGTTTTGCTCACATGGTGTAAATTTAATAATCACACATGCTCGAATACATGGTTCATAAGATGATTTTATTTTTTTCTTTAATAACAAATTATATAATTTATCTCGATCAATTTGCATATTAACTTTATAATTTGAATTAATCATATCAATTTTAAAATTTAATACTGAAATTTTATCTGGTTCATCAATAAATTCAATTATATTAAGTTTTCCATCATCCATAATTGCTTTAATTTCTTTTAATTTATAAATTAGTTTATTTAATACAATATTAATATTCTTAACTGATTTACATCCTGACATTTGAACAGAACCATTTTTAAATAATTTAATATTTATTTTAGGAGCATCATTTAAATCTTGACATGGTCCTGAATCAATACGCATAACAACAGTAATTTGATTGTAAAAATAATTTTTAGTTGTATCTTTATGTATTAATTTATTTTCATTTTTCCTTTGGCGTTTTGGTTTCTTTTTAGTTAATATAATTGTGCGTAATCTTTCTTTATTCATTTTAACTGTTAAAATATCATCTGAATTTAATTGAAAATATTTTTCTATATTTACTATATTCACTAATGTATTTAACTTGCATGATGCACACATAGTAGATACACCCATACCTGCTGGTAAATTATTAATCTCAAATGTATCTACATTGATGTAATCTGTAAATGATATATTATTCCATATTATCGACATATCTTATTTCTTATATATCTAAAATATATATCTTTAAATATTAAATTTCATTTTTTATATAAATATATATAATATATGCAAAATAATAGAAAGACAACGGCTTTTAACCAAGATATCAAAATAGAACCTAAAGAGCATAGTAATTCACATATTACATTAGATTATGCATATTCACCAATTAATACTATAAATGATAGCCATCAACGAATTAAACTTCCTAAAAAACGGCCTTATATATACTATGGAACCCGTATATTAAAAAAATTGAAATATTAAGTGTTTAGTAAAGTTTATAAACTAAAAATAGTATTCTTTTGCTCTTATATAGAAGCAATTTGTCATTCGCACGTAGGTAAAATGAGCTCGCCTAACAATTGTCTCGATGTATCTAATAAAGTTGACGCATCCGAACCCGACGCTAAGTCTGGTAAGGTCGCAGTCGATGCACCCACCGAACCCGACGCTAAGTCTGGTAAGGTCGCAGTCGATGCACCCACCGAACCCGACGCTAAGTCTGCCGAGGTCGCAGTCGATGCAACCACCGAACCCGACGCTAAGTCTTGCGAGGTCACAGTCGATGCAACCACCGAACCCGACGCTAAGTCTGGTGAGGTCACAATCGATGCAACCACCGAACCCGACGCTAAGTCTGGTGAGGTCGCAATCGATGCAACCACCGAACCCGACGCTAAGTCTTGCGAGGTCACAGTCGATGCAACCACCGAACCCGTCGATAAGTCTGTTACTAAGTCTGGCGCTAAGCCTGACACTAAGCCTGGTGCTAAGTCAGGCTCTAATAGTAATAAAGTAAAGAACTCTGTGCAAATAGCAAGAGAAGAAAGAAAAGCAGCCGCTCTGGAAAAAAATAAGGCACTAGATGCGGCTAGAAAGCATGCAGAACGCGAAAATGAGACGAGACAGCTTGTCAATAGAGCTGCCGCAAAGAAAGCGACTGAAGAAGCAACAGAGAGATTGCATCAGCAGCAGGTCGCCTCAAAGGCCGACACGTTGTCAGACCTTGTCGGAAGAATAGAAGAACGACGCATCTGTTTTTCAGACATTCGTGCGATCGAAGAATTTGCCGACAAGTTAACTGTAACTCAGATGACTCGTGCAACTGCGCAAATAAGCATGTTGAGCTTGCACATGCAACAAGCGCACCAGAATCTGGTAGATGCCAACCAAGTTCTGTTAGCAGATAATAATATGTTGCTAGAGAAGAATGCGGCATTAAGCGCTGCAGCGGATCAGGCAGCTCAACAGGTAGTGAGCGACAGAACAGCTCATGAGCTCCTTACAGCTCAACAAAAGCAAAAGTACGACGCTCTCTTGCATAAGAGTAAGAAAACTGAACAAGAACTGGATCGTGCCAAAACTGCAGCGGGTCATGTATCGCAAACGCTCAATGATATACGAGCTGAAGCAGATAAAGCGATTGCTGAAAAAGTTGCAGCAGAAGCAGCCGCAGATGCCGCAAATGTCATATCTTTTAATGCTACACAAGCGAAGCGAGTCCTGGAAACAAGACTTGCTGAGTGCGAAGTAAGTCTTGATAGTCTTTCACTTGAAAAAGCGTTTGAAAGACTCATTGGAATAGTATCAAATGAAGTGACCGAGCGCGCCACATCAACTTTTGATACCATGCAAGCGGTGAAACACACTCAAGATGAGTGTTATAATAAGTTGTGTAAAAGTGATGCATCTTCTCGTCAAATGCTTTCCGATAAGATGCGACTAGCGTCGGGTGATTTTATTGCAGCAACTGCCCGAAATGCAGAGGCGCAAGACGACCAACAGCACCTGCGTGAAATGTCTGCCGCTAAGAAACAAGCGATTTGTGCAGAATTTGCAAAGAGCTTTGTAGCACGCGTACTGAGACGTGAAGAAGTATCCGCGCAAGTGCCCGCACAGGAGACGGCATTGAGTCAACAGTTTCCTCCGCTTGGAAATCCTTCATGCAAAGCGCCGACTGCGTCAACAGCACCAGCTGAAGCACCCAAAATGATGTCACAACTGTTCACTGGTGAAAAGACAGACGATTGGTTTGTTTCACAAGGTGGCAAACAACCAAATCCTGTGCCACCGCGTGTCGTTAGTAATAGTAGACTTCCAGCAAAAGACCAACACGCAGTAGAAGAGTTTATTGAGGGATTGGCAAGTGGCAAAACCAGTGTCTATTCGACTCAGAATAAGGATTATAGGCAGAACCTATGGTCTGTAAAATTTGAATTAAGCTTTCCGGAAGATTCTGAATTAGCGAAGCTGACTACTCAATCGTTAAGATCGACGTATCACTCTGATGAGAATCCAACGAAAAGTATAATTAATATAGTCACTGCCGCGTGGACACATTGTTCCAATCCAAATAATAATATTGATGATTCGTGGACTACAATGCGCGCTGTGAATGTTCTTCGAAAAGAAATGGGACACGAAGAAATTAAGCGTTCAACTACTATCTGCATAGTCGATATGCGCGCAGTAACATCAACTTATGCTGTGGCATATGTGAACCTCTTCCAACCGCCACAACCGCAAAAGTAGATGTTAGTTATCATTTGGTGTGGTTGCAAGTGGTCACCAAGTCTTACAAGCGTATATAGTTAATTCAAGCAAGACTAGATTGAAAAAATTAATTTTAATTTTTACAATAACTATATTTTACTATAAATAAATTATCTCATATAAAATAAATGAATACAGTTAAAATTTTTATATTTAATAGAATTTTAATATTACTAACTATATGTGTTATAATAATGTTTTATCAATATAAAATAAAATATATTAAATTACAGACTTTTTTAATAATACCTATTACTTTATTTATTTATTATTTTTTAAAATTATTAAAAGAAGGAAATAATTTTAGTTTAAATGACTGTTTATGTTTTACAAATAATTATTTATTAATTAATAAAATAACATCTATTGAAATTATTAAACCTCATTTACTAAATAAACCATTACATGAATTTTATATTAGCACATCACATAATACATATTTACCATGTCATCAAAATATAGATATATCTTCTATAGAGGCTATTAAAAATGCATTATACTTAGGGGCGCGTGTTATTGAATTAGACATATATGCAAAAAATAATATTGGATTAACAGATGACGATTATACACCAGTTGTTGCACATGGTAAGGAATATAAATATGGTGATATATTTACAACTTCTTTTATAACTTTTGAAGAAAGTATTAAAACAATTGCAGAATTTGCTCAAACTACATCTGACCCAATATGGATTACTCTTGAATTAAATACTAATAAATTAGTTAATACTCAAATTAAAATGAAAGAAATACTTGTAAAATATTTTGGAAATAAAATAATAAATTCAACAACAATGTTAAGTAATACTCCAATTAAAAATTTATTAAATAAAATTATATTAACATCCGGGGATGGACTTGTATCCAGCAGCGGGGTTAATTCTACAAATAGAATTCCATCCGGGGATGGACTTGTATCTCCTCTAGAAGATATAGTTATTTCATATATTAATTATCCTTATTTAAAAAATACAGATCATAAAGATACTAATCTAAAAAATAAAAATTCAACAGGAATAATACATCGTGTATATCCTGCAGGTGATATACAAGGACACTTTTCATATAATTTTGATCCAGAACCATTATGGAAAAATAGATATCAATTAATAGCACTTAATTTTCAAAAATTAGATAATAATTTAAATAAAAATTTAAGTATGTTTAATAAATGTTCTTTTGTTCATTTCTCTGAATATAATTAAACAATATGAAATAATAATTCATTATAATGTTTTCTACATACAGGTATATACTTGTCTGAACCACCAATTAAGATAGTATTTTGTGATTGATCTGTCCTAAAACTAAATGGAGCTTTTGTGCCATCATTACAAATATTACATAATGAATTTAATTTAATACATTTATTTGATAATGGTATTAAATTTAAAATTTGTCCAATTGGTTTTTGTTGATAGTCGCCATCTAAACCTGCAACTATAATATTTTTTTTATATAGTTTTAACCAATTATCAATTACTTCAACTAAATCATTAAAAAATTGTCCTTCATCAATAATAATTGTATCATGTTGTTTAATAATATTATCATTTATTTCTGATAATAATGAAACAGAAATACAATCTGCAGATTCAAAATCATGTGATGTGACTTTATTATTATCATATCTATTATCAATATTTGGTTTAATTACTAATATTTTTTGTTTAATTTTTTGTAATATTCTTATTCTTCTAATGATTTCAGTTGATTTACCTGAAAACATTGGACCAATAATTAATTCTAAATATCCACTCATTTTATATATAATAGTTATTATATATAAAATAATTACTTTAATTAATTTATTATCAATTTTTATAAAGTTGTTTAAGCATATAATATTATTTGAATATAATAAAAATGAGTAATATAAAATATCCTGTTATTTTATCTTTTGATGTTGGGATTATTCATTTATCATATTGTTTATTAACACAAAGTATTTTTACACAACCAGATGGAACAAAAATATCTAACTGGAATATTTTAGAATGGAATAATATTGATTTAACAAATCGAGATGAACAAAAATGTGCATGCGGTGCAAAAGCTTTTTATACACAAACTATTAATAATGAAATAAAATATTATTGTAAAACTCATAGTAAAAAGATTGATAAAACAACAAAACCTTTTAATAATACTTTTATAGAATCTAATAAACCAAATAAATGCAATTATGAATTTAAAAATTTAAAAATTTGCGGAAAACCAATTTCATATGAAAATAATAATAAATGTTATTGCACTACACATGCTAAACAATTATATAAAACAATTTCTAAATTATCCGAATTAAAAATATTTAAAATGAAAAATTCAATAACATCACAGTTTGATGAAATTAAATATAAATTAATTATGGAATTAGAAAATAGGAAAAATTTATTATCTACTGATTATGTTGTTATTGAAAATCAACCATCGTTAAAAAATCCACGAATGAAATCGATTGCTTCTACTATTTATGATTATTATTTAATTAGAGGTATTATTGATAAAGAAATTACAAAATCTAATATAACTCAAGTTAAATTTATGTCTCCTTCTAATAAACTTAAAATTGCAAGTGACGGTGATATAAAACAATTAATTTCCTGTAAAAAAGCAGATCTATCAACATCTGACACAACAAAAACATATAAATTAACTAAAAGTTTAGGTATTAAATATTGTTTAGAATTAACAAAACATTTACCACAATGGACTACTCATTTTAATTCATATAAAAAGAAAGATGATTTAGCAGATTCATTTTTACAAGGTGCGTATTTTTATTCAAATCATATTTCAATTCCAAAATTAATTAATTGATTTCTTTTTTTTTATTAAACCCATTGTTTTCTCTAAATTTAATTGATCAGATTTAATAGGATTAGATCGTTTAATAGTATATTCTGTTTCTATATCTGAATAAATTCTATTTAAAGTGTCAATAGGGACTTCTTTTAATTTTTGAATATTATAAGACTCTTCAATTTGCATTTGTCTAGAAATAAGAGGCGGATGTAATATAATATATTCTTTAGAATTTATTATAAAATTATTTCTAAATTCTTCAATTGTTAAACATCCTCCGTAATCTTTTAATATCATCCAATGAGGTGCGGGAATTATTTCCTTATAGTTTTTATGAATTCTATAATAAAATAAATTAATTAATGAATCTCGTTTCCAAATTAAATGATCATTTAATTCTAAATTATATTTTTTCATACAATTAAAACTACAAAAATTACCAATGCAAAAAAAAGTATCATTATAATAATCTTCTGGTAATTCAAGACAAGGTGTACTAAAACAACTTCTACACCACCAACATTTTGTATTTTGAGTAAAATGTAAATTATGGGTTGATATCTTTTGAACAGTATTAATACTAATTTTATCATAATTATTACTTATAGGTGTTTTTAAAGAATCTGTAGAATCAGTATCAATTGGTATATTATTATATGGTTGTTTTTTTTGTATTATAGTTTCTTTATCTGATTTTATAAATAATAAGTTATCATTATTATCAAATTCATTAATTTCATTAATTGTTATTGGTAAATGTAATATAATCTTTTCTTCATCGGTATTTATTGATTCTACTAGTTTATTTTCATTTTCAATTTGTTGATGTATAACATTATAATTCTTTGGCTTACGCCCGCGTTTTTTATGTATCACTTCTGTCATTATCTAATTAATAGTGTTATATCTTTAGATCTATGAAATTTTTAATAAAAATTTTTTTATAAAAAATTTATAACTATACATAATAATGGAACATAAATATAAATATAAATATTATAAATATAAATTAAAATACGCACATATAAAAAATACATATAAAAATATATCCCATCATTATATATTAGCCGGTGGTTATAATGAAGACGTAGATGAAGAAAAAGTAGATGAAGAAAAAGTAGATGAAGAAAAAGTAGATGAAGAAGAAGTAGATGAAGAAGACGTAGATGAAGAAGACGTAGATGAAGAAGACGTAGATGAAGAAGAAGTAGATGAAAAAGTAGTTAAAGAAGTTGAAGAAACACCTACAGAAACACCTACAGAAACACCTACAGAAACACCTACAGAAACACCTACAGAAACACCTACAGAAACACCTACAGAAACACCTACAGAAACACCTATAGAACCACTCACAGAAACACCTACAGAAACACCTACAGAAACACCTATAGAAATACCTATAAAACCACCTATAAAACCACCTATAAAACCACCTACAGAAACACCTACAGAAACACCCACAAAAACTAAAACATATTCATCAGCTAGTATATTTTTACCAGATAAAAATAAGATTCCTGTAAAAGATGATGAATATAATTATGATTTAATACCATATTATATAAAAACAATAAGTAGATATATTAATGAAATTGAAACTATAATATCACAGTTAATACCTGAGACAACATCCAGTGCTACAGAACAATTCAAACCTGTTTTATCCTTTTCTTCTAAAGATACTAAAATATTAAATAAATTAATAGATAAAATTTATAATTTTATATATCATAATGATATTCCTATTAATTTTAATTTACATGATATTAATCATTTGCAAAAAGCATTAGAACAATTAAAAACAAATTTACAATTAGAAAAAATTATAAAACTTTATAAAATAAGATATAAATTATTTAATATAAATAATCCAACACTCGCACTAGATAAAACACAACTAGACAAACCATTTGACACGTCAAAACCACCATCAGTTTCTATTGAAGAAAAGCCAAAAAAAAAGCCAAAAGATAAAACACCAGATAAACCATATCCCTTAGTAAAAAAATCTTTAAATTTTTTTCCAAATGAATCAAATATGAATTATGTTCTAGATTATGTAATTAGTTATTATAAAATTACTAATATAAAAGACATTGAAAAATTATTTGCATCATTACTAATGGGATATGATAAAAATTATATGTTTTATTATATGATATTACTTAGGTGGTTAACTGTTAATAATAAATATTTATATGTATTAAAAGAAAATGTATCTGTATTATCTTATAATAGTTTATATTCTTATTTAAATGCAGATATAAATATGGAAGAATATATACCATTTATTATAATTTTAATAAACAGATATATTAATAATTTTAAATTTGAAAAACCTTTAGAAATTAAACCATATACTGCATTTGAAAAATTAAATAAAAAAACTATTAATGCTGAATATTATTCTGATGATGTTAATGCAGTATTAACACATTATGATTATAAAAATAGTGCATTATTATATGATTATGATATAATGAAATTTGCATCACAAATAACATTTAATGATATAATTGCTATTTTATATAATGTATTTAGAACTAAATTAATATATCGTCCATAATTTCATCAATATATTCAAAAAATTTAATATTAAATATTTGTAAATTATCAAATAATATTGGATATTTTATTTTAATATCATCTATGTCATTCATATTATCTTTTGGTACATAAACTATTTTAATACCTGCTTTTTTTGCACCTAATAATTTAAAATGTAATCCGCCAATTTTAGTTATTTTACCAGTTAACTCTATTTCACCAGTCATTGCAATATCATTTTTAATAGGTTTATTTAATATGCGTGAAATAAATGCACTAGTAAATGCACATCCTGCACTAGGTCCATCTTTTGGTGTAGATGTTGCTGGTGCATGAACATGAAAACCATTTTTAAAATGTTTTAACAAATATTCATCCAAATTATTAATATTTGGATATTTATTAATATTCTTTCTTATATATTCTATTGCAGCAGTAAGAGAACAATATACTGATTCTTTCATAACATCGCCTTGTTTTCCTGTTAATTTAATTTCAAATTTATTTAAATTGGGATCAAAATTATTAAATATTTGAATAGGAATAATACCACCATTACTACTAGTTGCATATAAACCATTTATTATTCCAACTAATGGTGTAGAATGTATTATTGTATTATTTATTTCCGGTTTGTCTAATATTCTAATAATTATATCTTTTGTAATTTCATTAAAATCATTATTAATAAAATCATTTCGTTTATATATTTTATCTAAATTTAATGTTAAAAATATTTGTTCTATTTTTCTTTTAACAGATCTAACACCAGCTTCATTAGTATAATTATCAATAATATATTCAATTAAATCATTTGAAATATGTATCCATTTTTCATTTAATAATCCAATAGATTCTGCCATTTCTAGAATAATAAATTCTTTTACTATTTGTATTTTATCAGTAATAGTATATGCATCCATATCTATTTGTTTTAATCTATCTAATAATATAGGATCAACTAAATTAGCATCATTATATGAAAAAATCATAATAACTTTATCTAATGGAAAATCAATACCTTGAAAAAACCGATCTTGAAATGTTTTATTCATATTTGGATCAGTTAAATGTATTAATATACTTGTAATCTCATTAATAGAACCATGTTTTGAACATGATTTATCTAATTCATCAAAATATAAAATACATCTTTGTTTTCCCATTTCAACCATCTTTTTTATAATTAATCCCGGTTGTGAACCAGAATAAGTATATCCATGACCATGTAATATTTCACCATCATTTTGCCCACCTAATGTTATTTCAGAGAAAGGAATATTTAATGCCTTACTAACAGATTTAGCAAGTAATGTTTTACCAACACCAGGAGGCCCTTGAAAACCAAAACTAGTTCCCTTACTATGCGGATTTGTTATCCATTGTCCAATTATTTGTAATAGATTTTTTTTAGCTTCCTTATGACCATATGATAAGTTTACAAGTTTATTTTCAATATCTGTTAAATATTTAGTTGATTCTGTTAAATCTGAATTAATATTTTGATATATAATATCATCTTGCGGTGTAGGCCATGGATAATTTAATATATGTTTAACAAAAATTTGTTGTTTATAATATTCATTATTAACTAATGTCATTTCTTCTATTTTTTCAAGTGTTACTATTTTTACTGATTCTGGTATATATTTATTTGTAATTAATTGATTTTTAATATCAATATCTTCATGTGATAATGTTTTAAGTTTTGTTAATTCTTGTTTTAGATTATTTGATGATTTTTTTATTTTTACTAATAAATAATAAGGTAATCGTTGAGCTAATAAGTTATAAATATGTGGGCTATTCATTTTTTTTTCTTTTATTAATCCAAATAATAATCCAGCAATATCCGCATTATCATTTGTTCCTAATAATAATAAAAATATATAATCAAACATTATTTTTATATCAGAACCTTTTGAAATAAAATCTTTCATAATTGTAACAAAACTCGATTGTGTAATTGATACATATTGTTTATAATAATATTTTAATAAATTAATATATTCAACAGATGATAATGTATATATATTACCTAAATAATTATATCTTATAAATTTTTTTACAAATTTTAAATCTATTTGTGTTTGATTTAATTTATTACAAAAATCTTCTTTCAAATTATAAATAATAGGATAATTTATTTGACATGTTTTAATTACACATGATAATGTATCATTAATAAAATAACCTTCTATTTTTACATATTCTGTATTTATATTTTTTATCCATAATTCTCTATTTAATTCTAATATATCAAAATCAGAAAATTTAACAGGCTTTCTCCAATAATAATCTTCTGTATGATTAGATACTTGAAAAAAATTAATTTTTGTTAGAATAAATAATTTATCAATTTCATTTATAAGTTTTAATTGCGATTCACGTAAATTATCTTTAATATCATATATTGTTATTAATTCAGTTAAACTTGTAAATCCAATATTACCAATTATTATTTTTAATGTTTTTTCTTCATCATATAATGGTAAATATAATGAATTATTTTTAATTATATATGTAATTTGTTTAAATAAATTATCATTACAAACACTATTTTGAAAAACATTTATTATAAAATTTAAATGTGTTATTGATTCAAGTTTATGTAATATATAATTATTATATGTTATAATAATATTTTTTGATATATTAAATATACTGCTTAATAATTGATTTTTAAATAATATGTCTATATTATTATTTGCATATAAATAATCTATATGTTTTTCTAATTTTAAAATTATATCTGATAAATATTTATATCTAAATTGTAAAAATCCTAATTTTATTTTAGAGCTATTATCTAAATTACTCATTATAAATATTAAGATTTAAAATAAAATTTAATTACAATATGCTCGTTTAATTATATAATACTGCATCACATTTGTAATTATTATATAAATATTTGAATAAATGATAATTTGTTAGTCAATTCTGATTTATATTTAAACAATATTAAACGCACTTAAACATTATAATACGTGTTTGATTTAAAAAAATAATATAATATATATTATATATTCTATAATGCCAGCTAAAATTAAACCAACCAAAATCGCCCCTAATGCAACACCAGTTGAAACACCAGTAGTTGCAGCACCAGTTGCAGCACCAGTTGAAACAGTAGTTGAACAAAAAGCAGGTGGTAAGACTAAAGGTCCTGTAAAGAATAAGAAAGTTGAACCAGTAACTATTGTTAAACCAGTAGAGGTAGCAGCTGAACAACCTGTTCAGACAGCTGGCGGTAAGGGTAAAGCACCTGCTAAGAAAAAAGCAGAAAGTGTTTCTGCAGAAACTGTTGTAGAATCAGTTGAAAAAACAGCTAGCGAGACTAAGAAACCAAATGCGCGTAAGGCCAAAGCAAAAGCGGTCACTGTAGATGGTGAAGTAGCAACTGAGAGTGTAGCTAAACCAAAGAAAGCTGCTCAGAAGAAATCTAAAGTAAGTGAAACAACTGAAGAACCTCAAGAAGCACAAGAAGGTGGTGAAAATGTGTCTTCTAATGAAAAGGTAATTAGATCATTCAAAGTTCTTCTACCCGATAAAGAAGAGTATGAAGGGCGATTCACTGGATTGACTCCTTATCAAGCTGCAAATAAGGCACTAAGCAAGTATTTCAGAGAAAATAAAGATGTTGAAAATATTGCTAATACTATTACATTCCAAATTTGCGAGTCTACTCGTAAATCAAACAAACATGAATATAAATATACTGGTTCTCGGGTGAAACTAGAGGTCCCAGTGTCTTATACGCTGACTGATGGGAAAATTATTAGTAAGCATTTTAAGAATATTCTTAAGAAAGTAAAGAAAACCGAACCAGATGCAGCATCTGCAAGCGCTTAAATTATATCAAATTAATAATTTATAATAATAAATTATTAATTTCAAATTATTAATTTTACAATTTATTATGCATATATAATATGCTCTTTTACATTAGGATGGTTCTTATATAGAATATTTATATAGTCTCGTGTTTGTCCTCCTTTTATTTTAGGCATTTTATATAATATATGTATTTTAGAATCATTTTCTCCATTATGCACTAGTATTAAACAATAAGCACCATTCCGAATTGTTTTATCACATACTATTTTGTGCATATCTTGAGGAATTTCTGTCATTTAATCAAGTGTTATTGACCAACCACTAAATCCATTTGTATCATTATTCCATATATATTTTATAATATTACTAGTTGTTATAGTATATTTATTTTTATTATTATAGTTTCTAGTTCTATATTTAATATTTTTCAGTGTTTGACATAGTTGTGCAATTGAAAATCTCATTTAGAATTTTGTCAATTAATTTATATATTTCTAAATTATAAGCACATAATATTTCAATTTTTTATAAAACATATGTGTATGCACATTATTTATTATATTATTTAGTTATAAAAATTAAAATAAAATTATTTTAATTTTTGCAAGGTCTAATCTAGACTAAATCATTCCGCTCGCTCTTCATTTTCATCTTCGCTTTCTGGAACTGGTAACAATGCACGATTCGTCGCGTCATGCCATGCGCCGAGACGCACATATAACTCTGCAAACAGTTTTGCACGGGGTATATGTTGATGTTCCATACACCAAGGACACAGAAACAATTTTTTGCACAGTTTGTACTGTTTTCTGCGGATCGTTGCATGTCCACAACACCTACACCACTTAAGCCTGCAAACAGTGTAACCGCACTGTTCGTGCACATCCACCAGCTCAATCTCACGGGGGCTGTTGGATGTCAAAAAAGGCAAACTCCATCTTTTGCCTTTTGGTATGCCTGTGCCGCAATGAAAACACTCACGATCGCGACCGGGTGTTGTCGTCATGTCTATATATAACTAACAATTAGAACCATTAAACACATAATATTTCAATTTTTATATATTGTAAATATCATCGCATTGTTTATTTAATGTATCTAATCTACATTTCCATTCATTTATATCAACAATATGAAATAAAATTATTTCATGTTAGATTCATGGTCATGTAGATAAAAATCACATGACAAAGGCAACGGTCTCTTCTAAATCGTAGGACATCTCACATATATAGTCTAAGAACAATTCGACCGACTCGGCAAAGAAGTTTGGGCATTCCGGCTCGGAGATAATGGTATGTTCACCGGTCTTGTTGTATACAATCACGACAACATACTGTCGTTCTTGCTTGCATCTTGCAATATATGCGTTTTCCTTGGGTGTAAGTAGTAGAGGCTTTCGCCTATTTGTATCCACAAATCTGTCAGTCTCAGAATCGTACTTGAAGACCATTGGATGGATATCAATATAGATACTAGTTAGAATCATTAAACACATAATATTTCAATTTTTATATATTGTAAATATTATCACATTGTTTATTTAATGTATCTAATCTACATTTCCATTCATTTATATCAACAATATTATTAGTATGTATATTTGTTAAATGTTCATTTATTAAATCAGTTAATAATTTATTTTTATTTTCATCTAAATCAATAGAACCATATATTAATTCATTTTTTAAAAAAGTACATAAATTAATATATTCTTGTTTATAGTCTTTTTCTTCAGTAGTATCTTTTTCTAATTCATCTAAAAATAATAATTTATCATTAATATAATCAATTGATGTATTACAATAAGATAATTGTTCTATTATTGGTTGTAAATGTTCAGCCCATAATGGATTTTTAACTAATAATAAATTAGCTCTATTTTGTAATGTTTGTTTCCTTTCATTATAAAATATACACTCATTTTCATCAATTGTATTATTTACTTCGTCTACTTTATTAGACATAGCTAGCAAACAATAATTATCTTGAAGTAATTTAAGTGTTTCTACCAATTGTAAATGATTCATTGTATCTAATTCATCTTCTATTAAATGAAATTTATTTAATATATCTAATTTATTTTCTTCTGTAATTTTATCATTATGTTGTAAATGTATTAATGCATTAGTAATATGTGTTTTAATTAAATATATATTTTGTATTTGCTGTAATTCATTTTCATCTATTTCTGATAAATTTATTATATTATCATTTGATATAGTAGAAATCGCAGGAATATCTTTAATTAATATACATTTTTCAATACCAGTTTTTTTATCTATTATAATTACATGAATAATAGAATTTAAATCTACTTTAAAACTAATTTCAATTATTGGCACAGCACCTATAGATAATTTATCAAAAATAATTTCACCTATTAAAAAATTTTTATTAGCAATTACTCTTTCACCTTGATATACTTTAATTTTTATAGTATTATCACCCGGTGAATCAGTTGTATATTTTTGTGTTCGTTTAACAGGTAATGGTGTATTTTTTGGAATAATTATTGAATAAGATCCATCTGCTAATTCAACCCCTAATGATAACGGTAAAACATCTAATAATATAACATCATCTGTTATACTATATTTATTTTCAATTATACCTGCATATAATCCAGCACCTTGAGCAACAATATATTCAATATCAGGATGAATCCAATAATTTTTTTTTGTAATTTGTTTTATTGTATTTTGTAATATAGGTATCCTATTAGTTCCTCCTACTAAAATAACATAATTAATTAATGGAAAATCATTAATTATCTTAGTTAAATCTGTTTCAACATTCTTAATTAATTTTTTTGATAAATTTTCAAATGTACTCTTAGATAAATTATAATTAATATCATTTATTTTAATATTATAATTATCTAAATATGTTAATTTTTCCTTAATTAATTGTGCTCGATTCCATACAGTATTATTAATATTTATAATATTAGTTGTTTTTTTAATATCTTCTATTATCACATTAGTAAAATTATCTCCGCCTAATGTTATACCATGACTATGCACAACTTCAAAAAACATATCTGATTTTTGTAATATTGTAAAATCCATTGTTCCTCCACCTGTATCAATTACTAATATTAATTCTTCAGAATTAACTGAATAATTTAAACCATATGATAATGCAGCTGCACTAGGTTCATTTATTATTCTAATTACTTCAAATCCAACTGATATAAATGCATTTTTAATTATATCACGTTGCGTATCATTAAAATTAGAAGGCACTGTTATTACAGCTTTTATTATACTATTAGTACATATTAATTTTCTATAAATAATATCATATAAATGTTTAAAAAATACAATTAATAAATCATTATGTGTATAAGTTTCAGAATCATCAAAGGTAAATTTAGTATTATCACCTATTGATATTTTAAAACTCTTTATTATATCACGACATTGTAATGGAATATAATTACCACAATATAATTTTCCATCATGCTTACCTATTTTTGATGGGATTATTTTAAAAATCCCATCATTTAATACTACTGCTTTATTATCAACAAAATGAGTAATAACAGTATTAGTTGTTCCGAAATCAATACCTACAAGTATTTCATTAATAATATTCATATTAATATATTATTAAAAAAATAATTATTTAAACGAAATTTATTTTTCCTTTTGAATTTACCAATCCTACAACATTATTTTGTTTATTATTTAATATATCATATAATTCATTTGTCTCCAAATCTCTCAAATAATATGTGTTTTTATAAAATAATAATTCAAATCCATTTACCTCTTCAAAATCTTCAGGATTAAAATTATCATTAGATACTTTTTTATGTTTCTTTTTTATTATATTTTCTAATTTAACATTATTATTAACTGTTTGTTCTGTTTCTATTGATGGTTCAATTGGTGGTTCAATTGGTGGTTCAATTGGTGGTTCAATTGGTGGTTCAATTGGTGGTTCAATTGGCGGTTCTACAACTTGTGTTTTAGATTTATGTTTTTTTTTCTTTTTAATAATATTTTCTGTTATATCTTGAACAATAATTTCTGGAGTTATAATTAAATTATTATTTTCTGTTATATCTTGAACAATAATTTCTGGAGTTATAATTAAATTATTATTTTCTGTTATATCTTGAATAATAATTTCTGGAGTTATAATTAAATTATTATTTTCTAAATTATTAGATGTTTTATT